ATATCCGTAGCCGATCGTCAGGGGCGTGCCGGTGGTCTCGCTCGCTGAGGATGCCAGGGTTGTAGCGCTATTAGGCATCAGATTCTTCTCCGGCGATTGATCACTTTGAGCGCGACGTTCGCGAGTGCCTCACCATAGTTCTTCTCGTAGTTATTGAGGCTCCCCATGAAGCGCTCGGGAACTTGGCAGGTCTGAAAGCTGTACTGGCACTCTGTCGATCCGGTCGCGCCGCATCCGGGGCCGGCCCAGATCACCTGCTGACAGGTCTCCGATATCTGCCTCGAGGGAGTGTCATCCTGGGCGGGATTGATCAGCTGCGCGCCTTTGAGGCTCACCGTGTCGCGCGGAATGCCTTCGACAGTGAGCGTTCCGTGCACCTCGATCCAGGAGCAGCGCACATCCGGCTGCCATAGGCGGTAGATAAACATCGCTCCCTCGAGCGCGGAGCGTCGCGCGATCTTCTCAAAGTCTCGGGCCAGTGAATCGCCGCTCAAATTCTGGAGGACGAAACTGCCCGTGTCGGTCGCAAGCGAGCGGTTGAACACGATCTTCGGCACGCTGAGGATCCACGGCAGGTATGGACCGAAGCCGGGTGTCACGTTGATCGGGTTGAGTCCTCCGCCGCCACCGAACGCCGACCCGGCCGGAAGGTGATAGACCACGCAGATCCCGATCGCATATATCGTGCACGATTGCTCATTCAAACCGAAGAAGGCGTTGATCTCTCCGGTCGAAATCGTATCCCAATAGCGAAACTTATATGAGCTGCTGGGGCCAGGCAAAGAGACTGACGCCGAAACCGTTCCGGAGCCAGGGGGAAGCGTGATGTCAGCGGGGGCGGGCGAAGCGGTGCATATGTAGTTTACGACCAGGTCGCAGGAATCGACGATCGCGCCCGGTGGCAACGCGGAAGGCTGGAAGTTAGAGAAGATCAGGTCATTCGGAGCAGTGAAGGGACCATCGAAAGTCATGTTTACAAATCCACCCGCTCCCCCGCTGCGGATGGAAGCCGCTGCCTCGCCGTCTGCGCCGCCCTCGGTAGGAAGAAACCATGCCACGTATTGGCCTGATGCCGGCGGCACCGGGGGATTCAGTGGAAATCCCGGAGTCCCCGGAATCACGAATGGCGAAAGCATCGTCGGCGCGCTGATCGGTCGGTCGGACCAGTAGTAGGCGTTCCCATTTACATCGAGCACGTCGAGCAGATGCGCCGGCGCGATGCCGCTATGGGAAGGGCCTGTCGCTTTAAGAGGCGCGGGAAAGTTAATCATCCGACCTCCATCACTTCTCTGAGCAGCGCTTCAGATCGGATCGCCTTCAGCGCAAACTGCCCACAGCTCCGAGCGCCGGTCTTTTTGAGGATTGATTTGATATGGCATTTCGCGGTGTGTTCGCTGATGCCCAGGACGGCAGCGATATTTACACTAGTGAATCCCCTCAGAAGATGCCGGGCCACAGCCCTTTCAGCTCGCGTCAGTTTCATCGCATCACCTGAAGGCCGAACCAGGTGATGGTGGTTCCCGTCGATGCGCCGTTCTTGGTGCCATCGCAGCTCACCGTGACGCGATGAATATCAAGCGAGACGGCCGGCTCGGAAAGAATCATGGCGGTGGCGTTCGCCGCTGCATAGCAATCGACCGTAGAGAGGAGTACTTCATCGAGATAGACATCCGCTTTTCCGAACGCCGGACCCGTCAAGAGCCAGAGCTGAAACCCGTATCCGCGGTATTCGATTGTGGCCCAGTCGCCGGCGGTACCGGGATCGGTCATCACGATATTTGAGAGCGGGATCGCACCGGTCCCGCTTCCGCGCAGCCGGCCGCCGAGCGTGATTGCGGGAAGAGAGCCGAGCGTGGCCTCCGTCCAGGCGCCGTTGGTCGCCAGCTGCTGCTCGTTGTGATCGTTGTTGACCTGGAAGAGGATTGAATCGTGATCCCAATCCGATGGATAGTTCACCATCGGCGCGGCTGGCATTTCCTCGAACACGGCCGTGATGTCCCACTTCGAGTTCGCAGTCTCTTTCTCCTGGCTCACTGACGTGAAGGAACCGACGTACTCGCGGCCGCCCGCATCCCAATTCTTGAAGGTAAAGAAGCCGCCGTTCTCATATTGCTCGTAGTACCACTTGATGCGCTGGATGATCGGCCAGGTGCGGCCCGTCCAGCCAAGATCGAAGATATGGCCAGTGTTCTGCGTGTCGCGGCCCCACGCATGGCCGCCAACCGGCTTCTTTTTGAGCAGCGTCGATGGACGGTTGCGCACGAAGTTATAGCTTGGCTGGATCGAATCTCCATCGGCCGGATCCCAGCCGGGAACAGGATTCAAGACATCAGAAGCCGGCATCCGAGCCTCCCGAATTCTCTGCAAAGGAAGCGTTGAACGCGCCGCGGATGTGATCCTTGTGGTCGTAGAGCATCTGGACCACGCTGCGATGATCCCAGGCCTTCACATTGAAGGTATGGCCGACAGGGGCGGAGCCGGCCGATTGGCGCCCGGTGCTCGATTGCATCGCGGTGCGATAAGCATCGGCCCCGTAATAGCTCGCCATATCGGAACGGCTCGCGCCGGCACGAATCGCCTCAAGCGCGCCGGCGTGCTCGGCCGCGGGCTGCTCCGTCATCACAAACTCACCGCGGCGCCCATGCACGAATCCCGTGTCAGAGCCAGTCGCGAAGGAACCGAAATTCTCAAGCCATCCGCCCTGGTCATATTGCGCAGCGCTCATCGTGAATTGACTGCGCCCGGCCTTCTGTTCGGCGGTCAGCTTGGCCTCAGCCTGTTTGATTTCCTTGTTGATCGTGTCCCAGTAGTAGTCGCGCGCCGATCCGCCCGCCTTGTCGAGAGTTTGCCGCGCTTCCATGTCGAGCGATTGCATATCGCTATAGGCCGACGTGTAATCCATCGAACCGGTCTGATATGCCTGAAAGTCGTTGCCCAGCCGCGGCCGCACCGTTTTGAGATCATAGACGCGTCCCTTTTCCTTGCCGCCGAATCCGATCGCGCCCATGATGGCGCCGCCGATCGCGCCCACCGCCGCGCCCACCACAGTTCCTTCCGGCCCAAATAAGGAGCCGATCTTGGCGCCCGTTTCCATGCCGCTCAGGCCACCGCTCAGGGCGCCGCCGAAGCCTCCATTGCCCTCGAAGGCTGAATAGAGACCGGTCGCACCCTGGGCGGCTCCCGATAGATTTCCGAGCGTCGATCCCGATGATCCGAACATCCCGCCCTTGCCGAAGAGACTCGACTTCATCGAGCCCAAGCTCTGGAAGTTCCCGTTCTTGTCGAACGAGCCGTTGATCAGCTGATGCTCTACATCCGGCATGTTCGCGTTGCTCTGCGCCCTCTCGAGCACTGCAGCGGGATTCGGCTTTCCCGTGATCGAATGGCTTGTATCAGCGAACGCCCCGATGTCTTTGGTGAGATCGCCGGTAGCGGAAGAAAAGATAGTCGCTCCGCGGCTGCCTTCAACGGTCGCAGAACCCGCGGAAATACTGGGAGTACTCCTCACGCCGCCTGGCGCGGCCGCGCCGATCGGAGACTGGCCGATAGCTCCGCCAGGGATCGCGCTTGATCCGCCGGTCAATGATTCTCCAGTCAATGACTCGCCGGTCATGCGTGGCGTGAATTCAGGTCCGCCAGATGATCTGGAGTTCGCTGATGCAGTCGCGCCGCCGCCCGTGAAAGCCCGCCGCGCACGATTGATGAAATCGCCAGGCTTCGTTGTCGATGAACCGGTGAACGCCTGGCGCGCGCGATCGAGCGTATCGCCCGCTTCTCCCATCGAAACAAAGCCGCCCCCGCGCCCGGCATGGACCTCGCCACCCTCAGCAACATCCGAGAACCCCGCTCCCGGCAACAATGGCGCGATGGCGCCGCGCGATGGGCTGCTACCGCCTGCTCCGCTGCTGGCAGGCTGCGCTATCGCCGGAATGTTGATAGTCGCGGTGCCTATACGGATCTCCGCATTTGCGAGCGAGAAAACATGCGGAGTGACCGCTTCCGCTCGATGCGCGTGGATCTCGGGAGCGGCGGCCGAGTCAGGCGAAATCAATGATGGAATCAACGATGGATGGGATGCCACCTGGCCGCGCGTCTGAGACGGCACGCCGGCGATCCGCGCGGTCAGGCCGCTGAAGCCGCCGCCCGACCAGTTCTCGATGCCTGGAAACGGCAACATCGGAAGATGTGTACCCTGGGAGCTCGCGCCAGGCGCCGCGAATTTTCCCTGGGCGCGTTGCACAAGCGCCGCCGCGACTTCGCCAGCGGCCTTGTCACCCATCTCCTTCAATGAACCGAGCGGATCCTTGAAGAAACGCGAGAACTCGCCGGCCATCTTCTCGCGGGCCTGGCGCGCGGCATCGACCATCTGGGCATCGCGTTCTTCGGCCGCGGCCGCTACACGTCGATTGAAGTCTTCTTCGGAAATCAGCTGCTGATTGAGCTGGCTTTGGTAATCGCTCACTCGCTGCTGGAATTCCGTCTGGATTGCGAGGGTCTGTTGCTTCTCGGCCGAGAGAGATCGCGCATGAGCCTCAGACTCGATCCGCGCTGTCTCATCGGTATTGTGCCGCTGCAGCTCGCCGATCTGACTCGTCTCGTCAGCGCGGATCCCGGCCTCTCCCCTCGTGAGGTCAGCGGGACGGCCGCCCTTTTCTCGATAATCCTTTTCGAGGTCGCGAATCTGTTTCTGCGCCTCAGCATGGATTCTGGCAAATCCCTGCACCGTGCGCTCCGTGGTCTCATCCAGGATGCTGTCCACCTGGTCAGAAAAGGACTGATACGCCTGTCCCAGCTGCTGAGCCGTCTGCAGACCAATCTCGTTTTCCGCTTTCAATAGCTGACCGGGGTTCATCTTCCGGTCGATCGCGTTCTGGCTGGAGAGCTCGTTGATGCGGTTCGCGCCCTCCTGGCGAATCTTCGCAGTTCCGGTCAGTCCCGCGGCGAGCGTCTGATCGTGGAGCTTCCGGAGTTCGTTCTCCTCCTCGCGGATCCGCATCAGTTCTTCCGCATGGAATTTGTCGTGAACAGCTTTTCGCGCGGCTACGGAATTGAGATCCTTTGCCTTCAGATCCTCGATCGCGAACGCTTCCTGCGCGCGATAGAGATCCACACCGCGGAGGCCGGCTTCGAGTGCATCCTCCTGGAGCCTGCGGAGCTCCTGGGCCTGCTCCTTGTGCAAATTGTGTAACTGGGCCTCAGCTTCGCCTTGGGCCTGCAGCTCCTGGATTGCACCCTGCGAAAGCGTTCCATTGGTCAGATCGAACGCGCTCGGTCGCTGCGCTTTGTTACCACGCGCTGTCTCCCTTTCGTAGCCATAGCGCGCATCTTCCTGCGCGAGCTCAATCTGTTTTTGCCTTTCTGCAGTAATCCGCTGTTCTTTGGTGAGCTGCTCATCTTTCGCGTGACTCAATTCGATCTCGGCGCGGCGTTGCTCATGCCCCTGCTCAATGAGATTTTCGGCGCGCAGCTTGTCTTTCTGACGCTCCTCATCGAATTCCTTAGTCTGGAGATCGTGAGCGGCGCTGCGGTTCGCCAGCATCTGGGCGAGGGGGCCGCCACCGGGAACTAAAAAGTTTACTAGCGTTGATGTCGAGAAGAGTCCTGGTCGATAGTTGGCCGCGGCTTCAGCCTGGCGTCGATATTCCTCGGCTGCCTTGGTCGCCTCACCGATACGAAGCCGCGTCGTCTCGATCGAATTCGTGTTTCCAAAATCTTGCTGTTTGATTTTCTTAAGTTCCTGCTCGTAATCCTCGGCCGCCTTGGTAAGAGAAAGATGCTCCTCCCATAGCTTGTGTGCGCCCTCAGCTAAGGAAGAGAAGATCATGACACCGATCTGAATGGCGCCGATGCCGACGATGGCCGTTCCCACGGCCTTCACCGCAATCTCAGCCGTCTTGCTGTTTGCGATCAGGTTCTTGAACGCCCGCGGCATGCGGATATCGAGCTCTTCGGTGACGAGGTGAACGCCCTCGCGAGCGGAGAGACCATCCTCTTTCACCTGATGGAGCGCGCGGCCGGCGCCGCGGCCCGCATTCGCACCTGAAGCCGCCATCTTTTCAAGGGTTGCGTTGAGCTGCTTTAGCGTCGCATCGAGCTGTCCCGTAGTGCCCTGGGTGCTCTTGATGGCTGTATCGAACGAGCGAATCCCCTGGACTGCGCCCTTCTCGTCAACCAACAGCTCAATCTGGACTGCAGTCGCCATCTAGCCCATTCCCCTCAAGATGCGTCCAATTTCTCCCATGCATTCGCGGCATCGCAGCGCATGCCTCTCATTTGGCATCCCGCACTTCGGGCAGGGCGGGTGCTCGGACTGGAATCGCTGGCGTTCACGCTTGAGCGCCAGGAGTCCTTCGGCCTCGACCGCGGTGAGTCGCACCGGCGCGATTTCGAGCAACCCTTCGAGCCAGATGAGATGGTGCCCCCATTCGAAACAACCTTCCGGCACGGTACGCGCGGGCCGCATGCTCTCGAAAGCCTCCGGGCGCAGATCCGGAGGCGTGTTCCTGAGCGTGCGCGCGATTTCCGAAGCAACAAAGCCTTCATTGAAAATCTCAACGAAAGCCTGCCGCACCATGCCGCCGGTCACAGAACCTCCACCTCATTTTCGCGAGTGAAGATCTGAAGAGCGGCCACGGCCTTGTGTGCTCCGTCCATCTCCCTCTTGATGTTTTCGACGCCTTCGAGGGGTACGCCATTCACCATGTATCCATCGACGCTTTCGATCAGATCGTCATAGATCTTCATCGCGATCGCGAGACGCGAAGGATACATCGAGACGGAGTCCTTACCCTCTCCGCGAACGCGCACGCGGCTCGATTCGAAGCGGAAGCGCTTCAGGTGCTCAATCTCGGGGTGGCGGAAGCGATGAATCAGATTTTCGAAAACATGAGACACGCCGCCGATCGGCCAGATTCCCGCAACCACGATCTCTAACGAATCAGCAGCCGGCGTGGCGCCCTCCTGAGCGGAAATGCTCTGCAGGATACTGCCGATCGCAAGACGATGCGAGATCGGGACCAATTTCGTATCCTTGAATGCCTGATAGTCAAGATCGGCCGCAGACACGAGGACGCGATCCGCGAGTTCAACCAACGCGGTATCCCGGTCAAAGACCTTCTCGAACTGGCCGTCAACGCGCATCGTCTGATCGATGATGCCGAGAAAACAGGCTTCCCAGTCCTTCAAGGTGACGCGACGGGTTTTGTATTTGAATTCGCCTCTCGCGGTTTTGAGAGCGATTACGCGCGGAGTGTCGAGCGCGAGCTCCGCCTTCTTTGGTTTGGCCGCCTGATCCGGCTGTTTCTGCGATGTCTCTTCGATGAGGCCTTCTTCAGGCTCAGGGATGTCGCCAGGTGCGAGCCCTCGAATCTGCTGATCTGTTCGCCGTGTCATTTACATCCTCCAAAAACTGCAATCTCTCCAAAAAAGAGGAGCGCGACAAATGGGGTACAGCCCGCGCTCCGTGGAGGAAATCTCCGGGCAGCTTTCCCTTGCCGCCCGAAGCTTTTGATCTCTTTAGGCCGCGGTCAGATATTCAGCCGCCGTGTTCAGCACAGTCGCCGTGCATACCTCTTCACCGCTCGCCTTCAGGATGTCTTCCTGGCCGAGATCGATCGTGTAAGTCACATACTTATTGGTGTCGGTCAGGTTGGCATCCTTGATGTAAAGCAGCGGATAGTCGAGGGTGAGCTTCGCGCCGGTACCGCTGTTGATCACCATGCTCACTTCGAGCGCCGTGCGGTTCACCTGCCAATCGCGGACATCGCTCGACGTATCAATTGCGATGACCAGCTTCAATCCAACCATCGGGTTTCCATACCGTGGGAAGACGGCATAGACACCGCCGCCGAGCGAACGGAAGAGATCGTTCTGATGATCGAAAGTCGCCTCGAAGCTGAGCACGCGCGGAGCCATGGACACCGGAGCTCCGGCCGGACCGATCGAAACAATGCAGTCCGAGCCATAGATGTACTTCGCAGTAGGCAGATCCGGAAGTGTAACCATCGCGCCGTCGGCATAGCGTCCGGTGCCAATGAAGCTGCCCTTCGCCATGATCGAGCCTTTGTCGGTCCCACTCAGAACCAGCTTCGAAAGGCTCATATCCTGCCACTTGCGTTTCAGGCCGGGGGCGTCCTCGACGTAGACATTGGTGACCTGGGCAGGCGCGCCATTATCGAGCCAGGTGAGGATGTGAGTGTTCGGCGGCGTGGGCGGTCCACCAGACCCAGCGGTGAACGTATCGACGCCCATCACCATCGCGAGCAGCCAGCCGGCCAGGTAATCATCGACGCGCGTATCGATCTCGCCAGAGGAGCTCTTGGCGATCACGCGCGACTCAGTGGCAAAGGACGTTCCCTTGCCGGCATATTGAATGTCCGATTCCACTTCCTGAGAGAGCTGAAAAAAGCCGCTCGTCTCCGGACGCGCCCGGTAGGTCAGGTCCGCATCCGCCATGGTCTCGGCGAGAGTGGTCTGTACATCCCCACCGAGCACGACGTTGCGTAGTATCGAACGTTCTGTTGTGAAAGACGTGGGCATTTAACTTCTCCTTACAGTGGAAATTCGCGAACCGGATAATTGAGAATCGCAGCGTGAACCAGGACGCTGCCGAGCATTCCCAACCTTGGCCCCGAGACTTTCATAGGACCGGACCAATCGAACTGGCCATTGGGGTGATCGGAATCGACGAAGCGCCGGCGGGCTGAGCCGTCGGCATAAGAGTCATAGGCCGCGCAGATCGTTTCGATGAGCTGCTGAAAGATGGGTTCCGAGATTCCGTCCTGGTAGCTCATGAACCCGGAGATCTCGACGTTGTGGGTACGGCTCATCGCTCCCATCACCTCATCGCGAGGATCCGTTCCAACGCGAGTCACTCGCCAGGCGCGCACAATCGGCTTAGTGGGATCGGTGATAGCGTCAACGAAGATCTGCTGGAATTCGCCGTCAGTCTTCGAATTGCGCAGCATGTTGTAGACGTTCGGTCCGACGCCGTCAATCGCCTTCAGCCGATTCCAGACGGCCTCCACTGCGTCGATCGCGCTCATTGGCCGCCCCCGACGAAGCCATGACGCGCGAGAGCCAGGGCGATGTTGTGTTCGAGCGCACCTGGCACCAATGGCTGGAGCTCCTCGAGGCCGCGGGAAAACATCTGATGGCCCGATGTACCGCGCTTCGCAATCGTCTTTGCCACCGCGAACGCTACCGAAAGCGCTTCCTTCTCGTCATCGACACCGAACTTCCTCTGGACCCAGAGCAGCAGTGATTCAGGAGGCGGCATGTGAGGCCTGGCGCCGGTCTCGACGGGCGCTGCATATTTATCGGCGCCGAGCTGCGGATTCACGCCGATGATTTCGTGCGCCGCATCGGGAAGCCATTCGAACTTTGAATTGATCGAGGAGAGAAGGTTTTCGCTGGCCACCGCCGCGGGCTTGCCTTCATAGGGGGTCGCGATATTGCGCTGGACCATCTCCGCGCCCTTGATGCCCAGCTCTTCCAGGCCGGCCTGCTCTCCCTCGCGGATCGCCGCCTGGATCTCCGGTGCCTGGTTTTCAACTCCATGGATCTGCGCGCCCCATGCCATCGCTGCTACCGCTTTCCTTCGATTTTTGCGAAGCCACAGACCGCTCTCGGCGTCACAGATTCCAAACGCTCCTCCTCGATCCATACGCTGGAGAGCATCTCTCCGGAGGTATTCAGGCTGTTGCGATGCACGCGGATAGATGTCGCTTCATACAAGCCAGTCAACCTCGCTAGAGCGATGCCCTCAAACCCATTCACGCGGTCACGGACCTTATCCCCCAGAGCAATTTCCATCGGCTACCTCGTGTACTTTCCATGGATCAGGCGATCGACGCCGGAATTCATTTCGTTGAATTGGTTGCCGAGCGCGATCGCGGGCTTCTGTTCGTCGCCGCTGGCGGCATTTTCATCGATCCCCATGTGGTTGAAGTAGCGCTTGCGCAGCGCCTTCGCGATATTGAGCATCTCCTGAGACTTCGAGCGATAGTTCACCACATCGGCATCCATCGTCGAATCGCCGGTTCCGACATAGAAACTCGCGAGCTTTTCCGCGGCGAGAGATCCCGCGAAATCGACGACAGCATAGAAGTCCTTATCGGGAACGGTCGATCCATCGGGACGATGACGCGCCGTCCAGGTCACCCGCATCACATCGTCGGGACCAGGTGTGTCGAAGTTGATCAGGATCTGATATTGGGTTGGCGAGCGATAGAGCCGCAAATCCGAATCGAGCACCATCTGCGGCGGCTGCTGGCCGATCGGAAATTCAATCGACCGGATAATCGAGAACTCTGGTTCGAACACAGGAAGATCGCCGCCAGTGCCCGGCGCAACCGGAACAGGCAGGTAGTTCGTTCCATTCCCCTGGATGTCGGAGACAACCTCAATCGGTGAATCCTGCGTATAGCGCTGGATGATCGCGCGCTCAACCAGCGATGGAAGAACAGATCCGCCGGTCCCGCCAAGGCGGGTGGCATCGTCCGAGATCACGTTGGGGATCTCATTCACAAAGTCCTGGATGGCATACGGGAACGGCAATCAAGTCACCTCTCTTGAAGATCGCGCCCCTCTGTTTCATGAGGTTCGTCCCACACCTGTCCACGCATCTCGCGTAGCACCATGGAAGGCCGCGCACTGCACGGCCTGAGATCAGTCCTGGTCACCAACCTCAGGTCGATTTATCCGCGCGCAGACCGGACCAGGGACTCACGCGCTGGAGTCGAGCTATACGTCCACCTGGACCAGGTCGAGAACAACGAACGCGGCCTTCGGCACGGTTGTGCCTGGAACGCTGACCAGGTCCACCGTTACAACGTCGCCTACGTTCAAAAGTGCGCCGCCAGGGAACTGGTTTGATCCCGCGGTGATGGTTTTGGTAACCGTCTTGCCGCCGGCGGCTCCAGCGATCGCGAGATCCCCGGAAGCGGTGATGGCCACGCCATTGACATTGATCCGCGCCTCGGTCGAACCCGAGCCGGTGCCCGTGTCCGAGAGGCAGAGCTGCGCAGCGTGGATGCGCGTCTTCTGCGAAGCGGTGAAGCTGACCTGCCCGTTCGAGGCCGCGAGAGCGGCAGGAAGGGGGAGGGTCAGGTGACTACGTCGAAAACTGTCCTGCATGGGTTCGCTCCTCTTTTTGGATCACCGGGCCGGATTACTCAGGCCCGGTGGCCATAGCTGCATTCATCAGCAATCGCGCTGACTAACTCCGTTAGCCGGCTACGACGTTCTTGCCCACGCCGCGGAAGTCGATGATGGCGCCGCCGAATACGAACTTCACCTTGTACTGGAGCTCGTCGGCCGTGAATTGTGTGCCCACCGTCGGCTGGTTGGCCAGGAAGATCTGCGGCTGCTCGATACCATCGAGGAACCCGATCTCAAGGAACGGAGCATTCGATTGATCGGTCCCGTAGTACCAGTCCGTCACGTCGGTCCCGTCGAGCTTTTCGTTCACGACGATCCGCTCATTGTTGACGCCGAACCGCTGATAGAACGCGTTCGAGCCGGCCGTGTTGGTCTGGTTGATCTGATTGGCGGTCGCCTTCAGATGAAGGGGAACCATTAACCAGGTCAGGGGCAGGCCGAGCGGCTCGCTCGAATCCTTTTCGGTCTGCATCCCGATCGCGATTTCCGCCGCAATCAGCGCATCCTGCGACAATGCGGCCGAGCCGAGATTCGAATGACCGGAAGCGAACCAAGCCACAGAATCCGCGCCATAGTTCGGATTGTTCAAGAAGAACCCGGTGATGTAGTTCTTCAGCGTCCACCGTCCGGCCCGCGCCAGGCGGCCGGGGAAACGCGCGATCGCGCCGAGATCATCATTGCGGATGGTCTCTTCCGAGATCGTGAGCAACTGCCCGCGCTTCGAAACCGAGTAGCTCACACGCTCATCGGTAGGCTTCGCGAACTCCTGATAGCCGGCGCCCTCGTTCACTGTCGCCAACTCGCCGAAGTAGCCATCACGCACCCGATCCTGCAGCTTGAAATCGGAAATCGAGGCCTTTGTGTACAGCATATTCAGGCCATCAATCGACAGCTCCGCATAATCCTGGAGCAGCCGCTTGGTCATCGAGTTCAGGAGGATATTCGGAAAGTCGCCGGTCAACACGGCTTCGGAAGCCAGCATCCGACCACCAGTAAAACCGCCTCCGCTCAGCTTCGCCAGATCGAAATCGCCGGTGATCGTCACATAGGCATCGCGGAGACCCTTGAACCCTGGGACGCCCTTGGTCATCGATTCCTTGACGCCGATGGCCGCTTCCATGGCCAGGGCCATCTTGTCGGCGGATTCCAGGCCCACGCGCACCGGGCCGCGAATCGTGCCGACATTCTCAAAGGCCGCGAAGGCCTCGCGAACGCCCGCAATCTCGGCATCGATCGTCGCGTCGACGATATTCGCTTCGGAAGCCAGCGCCGTTTCAAGATGTGCGCGCGCCAGCTTCTTGGCCGGCTCAGGCAGCTTCGACTCGGTCAGCTTGGTCTCAATGCGGGTGCGGGACTGCACGCGCTGCGCATCCGCCAGGATGGTTGCTGCAGCTTCGGCGGTAAGGGCTGGCGTCGCGCCGTCAGAGAGAGCGGTTGAGACTTTCTCAAGGAAAGCCGGATAGTCAGCCTCAGCAACGTTGGCAAATTCGAGGCTCAGCTCTGCGCACCGCGCGGCGTTCTTCGCCCGAAGCGCGTTGAGCAGTTGAAGAATCGACTTCTTCATGGATGCTCCTTCAGCAGCGATCGCTTCACTGCCGCGGTTGATGCGAGGCCTTGTGGGGGCGATCGCTTGGGATTGAGGGTTGACGGCGCGCAGCTGCGCGTCGCGAAGACTTCCGCCGGCAAATGCCGCCGCGGCGGTGAGAAACTGACCGCCGGCGCCGGCGCGCTGACAGAGATCAACGGAATAGAGATCGCCGAGGGCTTCGGCAACCATGCACTGTTTGCCTTCGATAACACCCGCTTTGTAGCCGATCATCGCCAGCATGGACACCGCGAAGAGATCGAGCTTTTTGTTGGTGCGGGCATCATCAAGACGGGAACGAAGATCCGATTCGGCGGTGAAGAGATTCACCGTCGTGCGGGCTTCGGTTCCAACCATGCTTCCACCGGAAAGCCAACCGGCGATGCGATCGGCAGCCAGAGCGCCCGTCGGATCCGAGCCGCTCTGATCCGGATGCCGGCGCCCGAAGGGTTTCCCATCTAGCGCTTCAGCGACGCGCGCCACGAAATCCTTCGGATAGTAATGCGGAACGGCTTTGCCATTCAGCGCGCCATTCCCCCAACCGGCCCGTAGCGCAACGATGGGATACCTTCCAGACTCGGGCTGGGCATCAGCTTCAGTCGAGAGAAATGCGCAGCTCTCGGCGACCGGAACATAGGCGGTCGTGACTTCCTGCGCATTCTCAAGTGAAACCTCATCGCCCGAAATCGCATAGGGGATGCGGAATAGCTTTCCGGTTTCCCCCTGACGGGCGATGAGGTAATCATCGAAGGCCTCGAACAGCCAGAACCGCTGGCACTGCGTCTCATCGAGACCGAACTGCTCAAGCAAGGCGCCATTAAGCAGCGCCTGTTGCTGATCGAGCGAAAGATCAGCCTCAGCCACCAAACTCCAGATCAAAGCCTTCATGAACATCTCCGACGTCGTTTTGTCACTCCAACCAACTGCAGTTGAAGCTAGTTCGAGCCTTCCTGAATGGCCGCGAGGATCTCGTCTTTCTTTGCGGTCGGATCTACGGTCACACCGATAGTGCCGGCATGCTGGATCAACTGATCCTTCGTCAGCTTGGTGATATCAACCGTAGACGACTTCGAGATCTCGAATGAATATTTGCGGCCGTCCGAGGTCACGCAATGTCGCCTCGCCACACCATCCTTCGTCCTGGTGGAGCGATGGATGACCTGCCAGTCTTCGAGCGCGTCGATATCGTCGGCCGATTCCGGCGCCGGAACGGCGAGCATCTTGTTCGCTTCCTTGGTGGCGACGGTGCGCTTCGCTGATTCGTTGTCGGGGTAGTCGAGCCTCGCCTGGGCTTGCGCCTTTTGGAAGTTGGCTTGCCATTGTTTCTTGGCTTTGTCGCTCAGATGCTGTGGAGCATCCGGAATATTCGCTACTGGAGGCATAGGTATCTCCTGTGGGTTTTGCCGAGACTGACGGTTACCGGCAGATTAGTGAGTGCGCCGCAGTCCCAGCGGGAAACCCGAGAGAGCTGCGAGAGCTGGGGAAGTTCGCGAGATTCAAGCAGCCGCTTTGATGGAAATGCCGTAACTTTCAAGCAGTGCGCGCTCCTTATCGCTCGGTTTCAGATCCTCATTGCTGACATAGGGAATCACCAGGCAGTGACAGTTGATGGTGTTTTCCGCTGATCCGCTTGGATCTCGCGGGTACTGCAGTGGCTCACCCTCAACGTCGAATGGTTCGCCAGGCTTGCGGAGCTGCCCGTCGGCGCGGAGATGCCCGATCCGCGGCACAAGCGCGATATTGACGTGCTTCCACATTTTCTGGAGGCCCGGATGCTGGTCTTTAAGCGCGTTGATTCGCGCAACCGATGCGAGCGAATTGACGCGCATGATCTCATTGGTTGCAATCGAGAGAGCGCGTTCTCCTACCTGGCTGAAGAGTCCGGAGAACTTTCCGCCTTCGAGAGCACTTCCGATCTGCGCGACAAGCTGCCCGAGGTTGGCCTGGCCAAGGAAGGCGCGCTGGATCGAGGCGTTGATTCGGGAGCTTGCGTCCCGCGTGAGTCCGCTGATCAGATCCGCGCTATAGCCCTGCACAACCTGGAGCGTCGCCTGGTCGAGAATCGGATGGATAGCGAGCGTTCCCGTGCCGGCAGCGACGGTGGCATTCACACTTTGCCCTGCTTGCTGGTAGGCCTTCTTTTCAAGGTCGCTGACCTGGGCGGCCGCCTGGCGCGCGAACTCCTCCATCACCCGGTCTACCTGGGCCTTCAGCGCGTGGAGGCGCGCGGCGTTGTATGTACCCGGTTCTGATCGCGCCACATCGGCCAGGATTTCCCGATTGGCTTCGCGCAAGAGCTTGGCGATCCGCGCCTTCGCCTCAGGGGTCAACGCCTCGGCCGCGCGGGTGAGCGCGTCGAGTTGCTGTGCGTAGGCCTGGGCGCGGGAGTCTGCCATTACTGGACCAGGCTCCTCGCTTCGTCTTCATCGAGAGCATCATTGTCGGCGCCGTCGCCGGCCTCATCAGCATCATTAGGGGCGCCGTTGATCTTCTTGAGCGCCGCCGAGAGCGCCGATTGCGAAGCCAGCTGATCCTGCTGTTGCGCGGCCCGATCTTGTTTCTCCTGCTGCGCGGCCTCATATTCCTGGTTCGAATCTTCGATATCGACACCGATCTCAGCCAATACGGTGTGAAATGCGCGCGCCGCCGTCGCTCCCGTGATCCATCCTTCCTGCTGTCCAACCTGCATCGCACCGGCCGCGCCGACGAGCGTTTGCGCTCCCTTTTGGAGATCCTTAACGACGATCTCCGGGAACTCGATCGCATAACTGGTGTCGACATTTGGGCCGATAACCCCGGCGGTCTGTGCCATCTCAATCTGAAAATTGAGGATTTGTTTCAAGCAGCGGCTCAGGTGATTCTGCCGCTTCATGATTTTCTTGGTGAACGGCGCATTCATTTCGAGCGCTGAGGCGCGGTTCGCATCATCGCCATCGCCCATCAGTACCGGCGGGATTCCGGCGCCGCCGAGGCCATACTTCTTCACCATCGCCGCGCCTTGCGCCATATCCGCACCCTTGAAATCAGGGGTGAGCGCCTCGACCTCGATCGCATCATTGGTGACCAGCACGCCGCCCTGGCGTGGCGGATTTTTGGTCAGCTTGTTCTTATATTCCTCGACGCGCTTTTCATCGGCGCCCTTGAAGACGTAGTGCCAGATGAACTGATTCAGAAAACGAACCTTGTCTCCGAAATCAAAGATCATCTGGTCGAACAGATCGACCCAGTCAGCCAAAGCGAAGAGTTCCGAGAAGCCGCGGCTTGCCGATTTCGCTTTGTTGAGAGTGAAGTAGAAGCACTCGCCATCGAGCTTGCCATAGCTCTCCTGGGTGACGTCCTCCTGGCGACGCACGATCAACATCGGCTTCTGCAATACATCGCCAACCTCGCGACGCAGGCGTACCGCCCAGGGAACGTTAATCGAAGCGGTGCCGGCGGCCGTGGCCATTTCCGCGAACTGGATGGTGTCGATGTTCATCGGATCGATATAACCGGCGCGCACCTTCCCGCTGATCCTGTTCAGGGCAACCGGAATACAGAGCTCTCCGAAGGTGGTCAGCTCGTCGGTCCACTGCTCCGTGTTGTCATCCATCTGATTGACTTCGTCATTCCAGAAATCATCGATTACCTGCTGCACGGCCGGATCTTTGGCTGTGACGCGAACACCCTTGCCGATGGTGTAGTCGGTGAGAATCTCGACAATCCGCTTGCCGAAGGGCGTTGTGACGCGAAGGAAATAGCAGACCTGGAGCATCCGGTCATGCATCAGTGGATTGAGGTCCCGCAATGTCGCGAGCGATGTGATGCGGCGGAACCCAGGATCCTCGCCATCACCCGTGGTTAGTGTGAAGAGCTGAGGAGCGATCGCCTCAGCAGCGAGCTTATCCTCGCTTGTCAGCTTGCCGGCGGTCAGGATCCGCGTGGCAGCTGAGAGCAGCTTGCGGTCATCATCGTCCAGGGCAAAGCCGGCCTTCTCCATCTGGGTAAGGACCTTGCTCTCCGCGGCAATAGTGTGCGCGTCATCCCAACGTTTGGATTCTTTGCGGTTCAGCAGCGTAATGTCGGCGCGCTCGGACGTCGATCGGCGCGAGAGCATGTTTTTGATACGTTTGGGAATCAGGCCCATCTAGATCTCCTGTCGCGTTGAACGAAATCCTCGCCGCCTCGGCCGTGGCCACCGAGGATCTCACGTCCGGCGTCCGGCTCGCGTCCTCCCACCTGCACCGTGGACACCGCGAATGCGGCTTTGAAATTGAATTGCCTGGCGAGCTGCACGGCGCCCTGCAGCGCATCGGCCAAATCATCTTTGATCTTGCCCAGAAATAGCAGCTGCGAGATCAGCGTCTTCTGTGTTCCGTCCAGGCAAAAGCGAATAGTTCCGTTCTCGACCAGCGGCGACATGGTCGAGATGCGCAGGAACTTGTCGGTAAGGTTGGCCACGCCGACAACGGTGAGATAGAGACCGCGCTTTCGGGATTCTTCGTCGATCGCCTGCTTCAGAGCGGCCTGGTATGCCTGCTCTTCAATCCCGATCGCAAGTGGCTGTTCTTCTTCCGCACGCCGGAGGATGAACTCAACCTGCTTAGTGAAGGGCATCCGATCCTGCTCGGCGCGCGAAACATAGATGAATCCCTCTTCATCGACGTCAACGGTCACCGAAGCGAAGAAGTCCGCCGTCGATTTCTGGCTGATCGCCGGATCGTTGTAGGTGATTTTGACGGTACGCTTCTGGACTAACTCCTCGCGCCGGTATGCGTGGCGGACGATCCATTCCTCTTTGAAAATCTGCGTCGATTCGGAGATCGGAAGATTGCGGAACTCCTGGTTGAACATCACCGATCCGATTACTTCTTCCTTGTCGCGAAGAGACTGGATGTCCCACTTGGCCGGCCAGAGAACCGTTTCCGGACGCCACTCCTGATCCACGGCCTCATAACGCCGTTTCACGAACTTCTTGAATTTCTCAGCATCGAGCAGCTTTGCCAGCAGACCGTCGTAATGCAGGATGGTGCCGATCACAAATACCTGGCACTTCTTGCCCAGGTTGAGAACGGTGCCAACAAACCAGCGCTCCAGCTTGTCACGGGTCTCGGGATTGTCCACGTCCTCTTCGTTCTCCATGTCATCGCAGATAACGAGATCGGGACGGTACAGGCGGTAACGGAGACCGCGCAGGCTTTGTCCTGCGCCCCTTGCGGCGAGGGTGATCCCGGTCGTGGTGCGGCAATCGTTGATGTCCCACTTCTTGTCTCCCACCAGGCTGCCGAAGTCTTCGATCAGGGATCGATTGCTTTCGATCTCCTCCTTTACCGCGGCCAGCTGCAGCGCGGCCTGAGGCTGGGTATCGGAGATGAGCACGATGAAGCGGCGTAGCTTATAGCAGACGCAGTAGAGAACGAAAATTACCGACACGCAGGTGGACTTCGCGTGCTCGCGGGGCGCGGCGATCGCGGCGTATTGCGAGGTGAGCAGAATCGAGTAGAGCTCTTTATGAAACTCCGCCGGGGTGATAACCGCACCGGTCTGCTGGTCAACCATAAAGTGGCGCATGTACTTCAGCCCGAACTCGGTGATTTCGAGCGCGAGCGTCCATGCCTCGTCGAGGATCTTCCCTGCATCTTTGCGCGAAGGGGCCAGCTCGCCGGGAACCACGCCAAACGCGGCGCGCAGCCGGGCGGCTGCATCCTCACGCTGTTGACGCTTCGACGTGTTTGCTGAAGGCCTCAGCGCCATGCGTGAACTCCTGGATCAGTTCTTCCTTGATGGGATCGATAACCGCGCGCACTATCTCGCGGCTGCGGAGTTTCTTGAGAAGATCCTGCGAGGCCAGAAGATAGATCTCGCGCGGATCGCCGGCTTCGGCCGCCAGTTTCGCGCGCTCGGCATCGATCTTCGCGAGGTCCGCCTTCACGCGTTGCGCCTGGAGATCGACGCGCTGCATGCGCGTCATCGCGAGTGTCAGGTTCTGAAGCCCCTTAACGAACGCGGCCTTATCGCCATCCCCTGCGCTCTGGATCAGGTCGAAGACTTGGTCGCGGAGCGCGTTGAGCACGGCAGAATTACCGCCTGGGAGATCGGCCTTCACCAGCGCAGCCGCGAATTCGCGCGCCCTCTCGCTCTCGGCAAGCACCTGGTTACGCACCTGAGAGACGCGAAGATCGTACCAGCGGAGCAGATTGGTTTGCGGGATCCGGAGATTCGGGAACAGCTCGAGCACTTTCAGATCGAGCTTCGACCAATCGACAAAACCGCCATGATCCTTCTTCCAGTCCCCGCTATAGGGAAGGCTGGACTGCTCCTCAATCTGCTGCCACGTAAGCCCGTCGGCATTGCGCAAATGGAGAACTGCATCATGCACCGATGCGCCGAGGCGATCGATCTTCAGCGGCTGTTTCTTTTGTCGCCGTTCGCCGATGCGCGGCCTTTTGGTTGCCATGCGCGCTCCTTAAAACGACACAGCCGGGTCTGCGGGGATCGTTTCCTCAAACAGGTCACGCGCCTTCGAAGTGAGCTGAATTACGGAGATCTCCGTGCGGTTAGTGAAACGGTTCTTCTTTTGGTTGAATGTGACGTAGCCGCGGTCGAGCAGATCCTCAAGCTGGGTGATCACCTCGTTCTCACCGACATCGCAACCGAGGTCAGTCAACATGTGCCACAGAGCGATATGGTCCGTGCGGGACTGCTGCGCGGCATGCCGCCCATAAAGAAGCTCGATGATCACACCCCGCGTACGTTTGTGCTGTCCCGGGTCTGGCGTTGGCGTCATCCCTGTTCCCCTTCGAACTTGACCTTTCCTAAAATCGCGATCACTTCACGATGGTGCTCGCGCCGCTCTTCGCGATCATCGCTCTGCTCATCGGTCATGCGCTGCATGCGCTGGCTCACGTAAGACATCTCCGTGACCATCCGATCTCGCTCGCGATCATCTTTTTCGGCGATCCGGTTCATGGCGATCGCCGTCTGACTCACACTCTCGGCCAGCTTTCCGACATACCCGACCAGGCGCTTCGCCAGGTCCCACGTTCCGAAGATTCCGGCCAGGGCGATGATCCAGATCCAACCCCACCGCGCCAGCAGATCGAAAAACTGTTGGGGCTGATGCTGGACCAGGTTGATCAAAGCGACCACGGTGCCGATCGCGCCGGCGCCCCCGATGGTGATCCCGAGGGACCGGATCAGACCGGTCCGGAAACCGACCCGGATTTCGCTCGAATGCCCCTCCGGTCCGCTCAGCCCGAGACCCATCATCTGCCCCCCTTCAGGACACCCCGAAACCGCCCAACCGACCTAAACCCCGTTTTTGCCACCTCTGAACCCCTCCCACGCCCCCCCGAAAACGAACGGAAAGGGGTGGCGAACAGCATACCGGCATTTATTTTGGCCTACCCCACGTCCGGCCCCTTCCGGACGGCCCGTACGGGCGCCGGCCGGAAGTCCGCCGCGGGGGACTTTTTTTTAGGAACTCGGCGAGATGGTCAGGTTCACCTGCTGGTAAGCGCCAGCCCCTGCACTTCTCCCGCTCATATGTCCGTGGGCGCTGACCGTTACCCGCCCGCCCGGATCGAACGTATCGAGGACCTGGTTGATGGTTTCGGAAATCCGGCGAACTGTTTCCCTTTCGCCTTCGTCCGGCAACCCCGCCGGCGTATCCGCCAGCACGGGCTTGAATTGATCGGCGAGCATGCTCTTCACCTCGGAAGGTGTACCGCTCGCGCTTACGCTCCAGCTCATAGCTATTCCTCCAGTTTGTTTATTTGCTCGGCGCACTTCACCCAGTCCGTCGCGACGCACTTTTGCGCGGCGGCCAGGCTGATCTTGCCGGCACAGATCAACTTCGGTAGCGCATCCTCAACGCGATGATCCTTGATGCGCGCTTCGCTCATTGGCTGAGGCCAGAGATTCTGAAGGCAATCAGCGCAACCACCCAGCTCGATCGAAATCAGATGATCTCCTTCGACTGCGCCGTCACACTTCGCAATGCCGTATTCCTCGCATGCCTCACGTTTGAGCTTGGGAAAGTTTTTGATGGTTTTGCGGATTGCGAACGCCGAGAAGCGCGGTGCACAGATATTCTTCTCGATGCCATTCACGACCCACGACTTCCCGGAAGGATCGGCCTCGATCTCTTTATCGATCGCCCCTGGCGTCACATCCGGATCGGGCAGCGCCATCCCTCCCGATATCCCATATCTCGCCGCCGGCTCCGCAGCCGCGAACACGGGGCGCATATGCCCGCCGCCGCCGCAGCTGCGCGTGACAGCGACCAGGCAAAGCGCCACGGGAATCAGGATGATCGCGGAGGAGATGCGTCGCGTCATTTAGAGCTTGCCACCCTTAAGCGCGGTCTCGATCTTTTGGAGACCTTCCTTGGCGGTCGCCTCCAGACTTGCGATCGCAGCTGACACTTTGCTCGAAAACTTCATCGTCACGATGACGCCGCCAGCGAATCCAACTACAGCTCCGATAACTCCGTATTCCATACCTCACCTCACGATTGGTTTTGTGTTGCTTCAGGTGCGACGTCGCCGCACCCGAACTTCTTCAACATCACTTCCCGCGCGCAGTTCAATCCGTAAAGGGCCGTGACGGTTTCGAAAACATAGCCGCCCAGTTTCTCGACGAACGCGCTCACATCCTGCAGCGTTACCGGGCCGACGATCTGATGAAGCAATCCGGTAATCCAGCCGCTCGCAAAGAGGATCACCGCGGTGATCGCAATGCGCGAGGAAGACGGTGAACCATCGCTCTCGCTATATGCGCGGCTGATCCATTTCCCCGCCATGCCGGCGATCGCCTTGATGTTCACCGCCTACCTCCAAGCCACAATCAGGAACCACAGCGCCGCCCCGGCATCGAGAACGGCGAACAATAGAAACAACAAGAAGAAGAGAACGATTGTGTCTGAATCGCCGCCCTGCTCCTCTGCCTTCAGCGCCACGCGGCTCAAAGCGAAGAGCTCGATGACGACTACAAACAGAAACAGCAAAACCTTCAGGCCCACGCCGCCTCCTCAGAAAATCTTGCAGCCCACGCCGCCAACCACCACGCCGATCGCCGCCCCGCGCGCCGGCTGATTCTTATCGGCATAGGCACCAATTGCACTCGCGCCCACCGTTGCACCCAGACATTTCGCGTCCTTCTTCAGGCGCGAGAAAAACGAACCTCCCTTTTCGGCCGCCTTGTATGCATCGCGCTCTTTGGTGACGGCAGTGATTTGCGTTTTCGCCGCATTCAGTTCGGCGACCTGGTCCGCGGCTGTCAGCTCGCAGGCCTGGAGCTTTGCGCCATTGGCGTCGCAGTTCAGCTTGTAAGCCTGCAGATCCTCAAGATCCGCGCTCGGAATCTGAACCGTCTCAACCGGCGGATCCGGTTTGTTTGTGTTTGTGTCCTGTTTGTTTCCCGCCAGCGGGACCGCGGCCGGCTGCTGAACAACAATCGCCGGCGGCGAATTCCTGGGCAGAATGGCATTGATCTCGGCGGCGATCTCAGCCGCGCTCACCGGTTGCCGGCGCTCAGTCTCGATCACCGCAAGCCTCGCCTGCAGATCAGAAGCGATCTTCGCCTGATCCGATTTCGAGGTGTCGATCACCTTCTGCGCCTGGTCAAAGACTTGTTGCTGCGCGGCCTGGATGCTTTCGGCCTTGACCCGGGCCTCATGCTCTTCCAGCCAGGTGCGGCCGATCCAGATCGCCGCAATGAGAAAAATCAGGGCGCCGGCGCCAAGCAGTTTCTCCCGAAGGGTCACGCAGCCTCCTGGGCCGGGGAGGCTGGATCCGGCCGGCAATCGTATTGCGCCAGGTCATAGTCCTTGATCAGCTTCTGCAGAGTGATGGCATAGCTCGGACTGGTCGAATACCCGCATTGCTGCAGGCGGATACAGAACATCTCCGGATCGTCAGAAACAAGCATTGCCGGCCGATAGCGCTCAGCCGTTGAGAGAAGATGCCCATGCGCATCGAAGCTCTCGCTCAAATTCCCGTAGCGCGCGAAATCGGCCTCCACCGTTTGTTTCTGGCCGTGAATGAATTCCGGCGTCGGCAACTCAATATAATGCTCAGGATTCTTGAGATCAGTGGCCTTGATGCCGAAGTAGTTGTTCGCCTTGACCGCCAGCTGGCTCCTGCCCCATCCCTGGTCGTTGCTCGATTCGAGAATGGCCTGGGCGATGGTGACGGACGCCGGAACATCCCAGCGCTTCTGCGCCTGCTGAGCGGGGGGAACCACCAATTTCAGGAATACACTTTGCTGCGCGTTCATGCGCCCCTCGGTCCCAACGAGGGTTCGCGCGGAAGCGCGGGATAGGAGCGACTTCTTTTACTCCGTCCCACGCCTTCCAATCCGCGCAGCTCTGGCACACCGCGATCTCCAAACGGAAGATTTCGCGGATCCATTTCCCTCGAAGGGTGCGGCCAGAATATGGCGCGGCTATGCCGCGCCCCGAGAGACCTGCGGGAACTGGGACAGATGGGGAAGTTAGCGCGCTAATGGGTAATAAACCAGAGAAGGGACGCAGCAAAATCGACGATGATGTTGCCCAAAATCACGGCGCCTACGACCTGACGGAACGTCAATGGCTGCGCGATATATTGAACCGGTACGCCGACTGACCTTCCGTCTAATTTCGCGGTGATCTGTGCATCAGTCCAGCCCTCGCTATGCAACCGAGTGCACTCTTCATGCTGGGCCTCGCCTGAGATTGCCCTTCCACAATGCTTGCATCGCATTTTCCGCCCCCCTATTGCCGAACGCGTTTTTTGTCCGGAGGCCGATCAGGGAAGGGAACATCGCCAAGCCAACGTACGGCACCGACAATACTCCACTCGCCCTTGTAGCGCATAGGCTTGACGGTTTGTCCGGGCTGAAATGGAAGGAGTAGGGGAATTCCGTCCTCCTTTGTGAGCCAGCGCACCTCAATGCCAAATACAGTTCGTACCGCGACCATTTTGTCAATGAGATGCTCAGCATCTTGCCTGCTCACATCTATCACAGCAATCAGATCGGCTTTATGACTAAGAATTCGAACCGCTTCGATCTTGCCACCTTCAGGGAAGAGATCCGGAGAAAACGAAAGAACCCGCTCAACATCAACACCAGTCACGGAGCCCAATTTACCCACCTTTTGAGGATCTTTGATGAGCGGAATCTTAGTTACTAGAGAGGGTACTTCAAATGCCCCGGAAGTGGGATTCTGTATCCCGATATCCACACCAGCCTGCTCCGCTGCGCGATCTCGCCACCATTGTCTTTCGCTAGCGGGCGCAACCTCCGACATCTTGAAAAGCGCCCTGGAGGAAGGAACTTTGGGGTTCTTCCTGTTCTCCCAATCCGAGACCGCAACCTGCCCTACTCCGCAGATAGCTCCGAACTCCTTTTGATTCATCTCTAAGGATCGGCGAAGCGCGCGAATTCGTACGGGCAGATCTGTGACGTGCATCGCTGAGGCGATTTTCCTCTTGACGTTAATATCGCTGCTGCGATATCTTTCTGTTTCATCCGGAGCTACAATTTGAGCCTTAATAATCTTAGCCCAGCACAGCAGGCATTGCGGGAGCGGCAGCGCAGCAGGGTTAATTACTCCGCCATAGCCCGCGAACTTGGGGTCACTCCTCAACACGTACGTCTGGTCGCTCTCGGCCGCGCTACCTCTAAGCGCGTGCTCCGCCGAATTGAGCAAGAGTTCCGCCGCATCGAGCGGGAAACACGGAAGGCCAGGCGTGCTGCATGAGTTCACGTTCGTCATCTTTTCTCGCCAGCAGCGCCGCGTCCACTGAAAATCGCGAACGAAGAATTTCAGCCCACCGGCAGCGCGGATTGTTTGATTGCGACGATGTGGCGTCTGGATCGATTAACGATGCGTCGACGATTCGCTCGATGCTGGTCGAATCGATTCGCAAGTGCGGGAAGAGCCGCGGGCAGATCGCTGACACAATGAGCCGTCTCAGCGGAACGGACGTGACGGAACGTAAGCTCAATGCCTTCACGGCCGAGTCTCGCGGTGATGTCAGGTTTCCTCTGGAGCTCGTCAGGGCCTTTTGCATGGCCACCGGAGACTGGACCCTTCTCCGAAATTTGATCGAGATGGCCGGTTTCCACTTCGTGACCAAGACAGAGTTCGATGTTCTCCGCCTTGGTCATGAATATCTCACGCACAAGCGGGCGGCAGAGAATATGGCGCTGCTCGAAAAACGGCTGGCTGGGGAGAAGCTATGATGACGCCCCAACCTCAGCTCGCAATCATTTCTTCGTCCTCAGAAGAACGATGGCTTTCGGCCGCCGAGGCTGCCCAGGTAACCGGATGGAGTGATCGCTGGCTTCGACTTCAGGCATCTGCTGGAACGATTACTTCGCGACTCAGTCCTGAAGGAAGATCTTCGAACGGCAAGCCTATCCGCGAATACCTGGCATCCAGTCTCCCCTCCGCGCAATCGAGTTTGGCTATTGTCACTACTAAGCCAGCTCCGCCGGCTCCCCTCTTCACCGGCATCCCTCAGAGCCTGGAGGGTCCGCGCATTGTTCTCCCCAATGCGAAGCTGCAGGCCCAGGCCGAAAAGCGCCTGGAGTTGCTGAAGCCGATTCTTGAATTCTCCGAGAATGCGGCGCGCTTCGCGGCTCTCACCGTCAACGGCCATCCCGTCACCAGCGCCGAACGGATGATCGAATACATTGCGGCGACGAATAACAAAACGCCACGCACCATCCAGCGCTGGCTCGCCTCTCTTCGCAGCTCGGGACCGGCAGCACTCGCCGACAAGATTCGGGCGGATAAGGGGCAGAGCCGTTGGTTCAACCGGCATCATCAGGCGGCAATCCTGACCGCCTATCTTTTTCTCAATGAGCGGATGAGCGTGACGTTCGTCTGCGAGCAGATAGAGCTTAACAGCGAGCAGCTCGGCGTCGAAGAAGACGATCTTCCCAGCCGTGAGACGGTTCGCCTCTTCTGCTCCCAGATTTCGCCGGCGATGAAAGCCCTGGCGCGAGAAGGCCAGAGGGAATATCGCGAGCGGATGTCGCCCTTCCTGACGCGCAGCTATATCGATATCTTCGCCAACCAGGTCTGGGTAGGTGACACGGCGATCCTCGACGTTGAGGCGGCCAACGATGTCTACCCCGAGCTGCCTGAGCTGGCGCCGCTCCGCCTGCGTATGACCGCCTTCGAGGATTTCCGCAGCCGAAAGATTCTCGGCGTCACATTCGCGGTCGAGGGAAGTTCGATATCGATCAGCGCGGCGATGCTGCGCGGGATTCTTCAGAACGGCCTTCCGGAAATGATCTATGTCGATAACGGCAAGGACTTCCGGAAGGTTGCGCGGAACGCGCAGCGCGGCCTGGACGTCGTGCCTCTCACCGACAAGGACTTCGGGCCGATCGAGGAACAGGGCTTATTGGCGCGGCTGGGCATCGGCGTCACACACTGCATCCCCCGCCATCCCCAATCGAAGCACGTCGAGCGCTTCTTCCGCACCCTGCACACCCGCTTTGATCGTGTGCACTCGACCTATACCGGTGGATCGCCGGCAACCCGGCCCGATTCGACCGAACAAGCCATGATGCGGCATCGCCGGCTTCTCAAGAAGGGCCGCGCTGAAGAGTCCAGGCATCCTTATGCCAGCCGCATCATTGCAGGTTGCCTCTCCTGGATCGAGGAGTACAACGACCGGCCTCACCAGGGCGAAGGAATGGATGGCCGAAGCCCCAACCAGGTCTTCGCCCAGGAGTTGAACCCCAACCAGCGCCCCGCACCCGATTTCGCCAAGCTCGCCATCCTGATGGCCGAATATCAACGCCGCCAGGTGCATGAGTGCGCCATCACCCTCAATCGCCGCCGCTACACGCCCCGCAATGAGGATCGCGCGGCCTGGCATGTCATGCACGAACAGAACGAGCGGGAAGTCCTGATCGCCTTCAATCCCGCGGATTCCGATTTCGCGGTGGCGCTCGATCCGGACGGCCGTTTCCTCGCCTGGCTAGAAGTCGAGCAGAAGATTCGCTTCGCTCCCAACGATCCGGAAGTGCAGCGCCAGATCGGTGAATCGATGGATATCCGCCGCGGCCTCGAAAAGCATACGCGCACCAAGCTGAATGCAATCGAGATCGCCGCGCGCGCCAATGGCGCGAAGTCGGCCGAAGAGATGCTCTATCAACGCCTGCAGCTCCCGGCCGACGCCGCATCTGCAATCACTCACCGCAAGCCACGCCTTGCGCCAACCACAAAGCCGCCCGCACCAAAGACAGCGGCTGAAGTCGCACGCGAACTCATGGGGGAATGAATGGAACCGTCGCATCGTCCGGAGGAAGTCATCGAACTGGCTAAAGCCTACCTGCAGCGCCGCGGGATGCAGTCGCAGGATTTCGCGCGCCACATCGGCTACAGCTACACCACTTTGGTCAAGTTTTTGAACAACACTTATGAGCGCAAGAATGGCTCGAAGCGGGAAGCGATCTGCGCGGCCATTCTCGATTTCATCTCCAAACATCCGATTGACGTACCTGAGGAGTTCCAGGGGAAGCTTTACGAGATCGGGAATGTGCGCGTGCTGCGCGATGTCTTTCAGCGGCTTTGTGCTGAGCCATGCATCCTGTTGAGCTATGCGCCTCCTGGAAGCGGCAAGACCGATGTTGCGCGCGCATTGATGCCTCAGTTCCGCGAGCCGGTTCCCATGCTCCGCATCTACTGCCGCGAGTCGATCACCCGGCGTGACTTGATGCAGCGCATCAGTGAGAAGTGCGGATCGGTGATTGATGGCTCGATCGAGCGCACCATCCGCAATCTGCGGTTCGATTTCCGTGGCCGCCGGGTCGCTCTCTACTTCGACGAAGCGCAGCATCTGAGCGTCGAGTGCCTGGAAACGATCCGCGAGCTCTATGACGAGCTGCGCTGGAGCCTCTGCTTGGCTGGATCCCATCAGCTCGATCGCATCTTCACCGAATGGGCTGGCGATCTGGAGCAGCTGGAGCGCCGCATCACCGACAAGATATATATCCCGTCGGTGACGGCCGAAGAGGCCGAGCAGATCATCCAGTCCGAAGTTTCGGGTCTGAATAAAGCCAAGATCCGGACCCTCATTGAGCGCTCCTATGTGCAGCTCAAGAAGGGCGAGCAGTACCTCTCCATCGGTCGCGTCATGGCCAACATCAAGGAACTCCAAAAACTGATGCCGGACGCGGATCTTGTCACTTCCATCAACGCCTCGGAGGAAATCGCATGAACACCACCCATCAGGTCGATTTGGAACACGCCGAAGCTCAGCTTGAACCCGCACCGAAGCTGAATTACGACCTCACCATCAGCAACGTCGAAGCGTGGCGCAAAGAGCGCCCGCTCTCCGAAGTGTGGAGTGCACGCCGCACCCGGATCTGGAATCAGATGCGCACTTCCGGCGAGCGCGCTGTCCGCAAGCCTGATACCTATGCCACGCGCTGGAAGAAGATCGGCGACCGCATCGGTTATACCGCGATGGCCCTCGCCATGATGCTCTTCCTCGAAGTCGCGTTCCAGGTGATCAACGCATTTGTTTCCGGTCGCGTGCAGGCGGTGATCGATCAGATTCGGAGCAGCTACTGACCATGGCACCCAGAAATCCCAAAAAGCCATGCGCGGCCGCCTGTTGCGGGGAAATGATCCCGAGACCGCTGCTGATGTGCCGGCGCCATTGGTTCATGATCCCGCACGATCTACAGGAGCGCGTGATCACCACCCTCCGCGAATGGGAACAGGGCGGATCTGTCAGACCGTATGTGCTCGTCGTCGCCGAAGCGCAGCTCGCCGTCGCGCAGAAAGAAAATCTGCCGGCGGAGTTCCTCGCACCGATCGAAGCCGACGTTGCGAAGTTCGGAGGAAAACTCCATGCCTAAAGTGAACATCGCGAAGATGAGCATTCAAAACATCGAATGGTCTAGCAAGTCATCGCGCAAACCGAAGCCCTGTTCGAAGTGTAGCCAGCCCACGACCGGAAGAGTTGGACGCGAACCCCTTTGCCTCGAATGCGTGATGCGCCGCGCGCTTGCGCCTGTGGCGTCGATGACAAAAGCGCTCACGGGAGGGAAGTGATGCCGAAGACTGTCCCCGTCACCATTCACGACCTGAAGATCTTCCGGACGCTTCTCCAGCGCGAGGCGGACCAGACCTTCAATTCTTACCATGCGCCTGGCGAAACGGATCGGAGCAATCTCTCCGACAGCGCTCCGCATTTCGTGGTTATCGAGTACGCCCAAACGATGCGTGCGATCGCGCTGCTCGGCAAATACATAGACGGAGGCGGGAATTGATCAACGACAGTCACACAACCTGCGATATCTGCGGCGCTCCCAAGCCCGCCGCTGCAACCGGATGGATCGTCGCCATGCAAATCGAACGACTCACCGGAATCATGTTTGTTCCTTCGGAGGATGCATCAGCCAACCGTACCGCCCCCGGCCTCAGTGTCCAGGACATCTGCGGCCAGGCTTGCGCTACCAAGCGCTTTTCTCAATTTCTAGCCACGCAGTAAATCCGAGGGTTCGAAATGATCGCAGTCACCAACCTGAGCCACGAAGAAGCTGAGCGCGTCGCCAACGAAGTATTCGGCGAGCGCCCCACACCCGAACAGATCGACGAGAAGGCGCGCCAATATCTCGAGGCCAAGCAGAAGTGCGCCGAGGTCGATGCCGTGCTCAAAGGCATCGAGATTGAATGTGTCGCGCTCGTCAAACAGTGGGGAGTTGTTCCTCCCAACGCCGAGAAATCGCGACGTCTCGCCGGCCGCCTGGCTGAGCTCACCGTCACCAAATCCGACGCCATCACCGTGGATGGTGCGCGCGTCATCGATCTGCGCGATGCGCTTCAATCCGCCGGCCGTCACGATTTTTTCAAGAGGCTGTTCGCGGAACAGACCAAATGGGAGATCGTTGACGGCGCCGAGTCGGCACTCAAAGTTGAGTCGCTCCCGAAGCGCATGGCCGAGAAGGTTCTCAATATGTTCGGCCGCTGCATCTTGATCCATGCCAAGAAGCCCTCCCTCAAGGTCACCGTCGCTGACCCGTCGAAGCCGGCGAAGAAATCGCGCGCCAAAAAGGAGGCGGCGAAGTGATCGAGACCCCGGGCAGTCCTTATAAGTACATCGGCACTAACAGGGCCGGCCAGCGTGTGGTTCGTGCCGATCTCATCCTTCTCGATGCGCTGGCGCAGATGAATAGTCCGGCATCGAGCGAAGCAGTTCTTGAATTCGCGGATCCGCGCAAATTGGCGAGGATCACCAACAAGCAAGGCTCCGCACTCCTGGTCGAGATGCTTGCGGACGGCCTGGTTGACAATGAGGGCGCCGGCCTTGGACCGCGCTGGACAATCACTCAGCAAGGCCGCGCCTATTTGATCAAATACGAGATCGGGGAGATCTTCGAGGATCTTGCCGGGTTCACCCATTTCAAGTCCCTGAGGCGCGATCCCCTCGCGCTCACCATCACCGAGGCTGCTCCCGAGTCGCATGAGCTCTCCCTGGTAGACAGGCTCAGGGCTTGCCACAAGGAACTTGACCGCCGGGGTGTTCCCCCGGCCGATACACCCACCCTGATCGAGAAATTCGAAAAGCAGAGATCAGAGAAGATCTCAAAATTTCTCCAGCTGCTGCGCGATCCCGATCTCTTTGAGTACACCTGCCTTCTTCGCTTTATTCCGAGCATCGACGATCTTTTCCCCATTTCCGGCGTGCCCGGCGCTGCAGGCTCCCTTCACCCGGCATCCGGAGGCACCAAATGATCTCAAAGCGTGTTTGGGGGGAGGCGATGGAGCGCGTCGCTGAGTTCAATTCGAAATATCCCGTTGGCTCAGAGGTGCACTGGCGCAGAGCCAACGGCACGATGACCGATGCGACGGTCCGAAACGCGGCTGAAGTAAAACGCGGGCTCGGCGCCGTGGTCTGGCTTGACGGAATCGCGGGGCCGAAATCGCTCGATCGCATTGAGGAGGCGCGCTGATGCCTTGCGAGTGGTACAAGACTGCCGATGGTCAGCTGATGCATATCCATCGCGGGCATTCGACCGGACCGAAGCGGCGCTGCCGGTTCTGCCAGCTTCCCTATCGGGAGGGCAGGCTGTGCGATTTTCCGATCGGCAAAGGCAAAACCTGCGATGCCGAGATGTGCAGCTCTTGCGCCCGGACGCTCGGCGCCCAGAACACGCCAGTCGGTGCGGGAATGCAGCGCCTCGGCGACACAATCGACGTTTGCCCCGCACATCGTTCGAAGGTTTTCGTTTCGGGTGGAAAGATTCATTTCGAACCCGATCAGCCATCGCTCTTTCCGGAGACCTTCTAGATGACCGTCCGCCTCAATACGAAGGATACGAAGCTGTTCCGCGAAGCTCAGCGGGAGATTCTGGCGTTTCGGAATCTCCGTCCTTCGATCCCGGCTCATCGCGCGGCCGAGGTCACATTCGACAGCGAACCTGAGGCGCGTCGCCGGCTGCTGAATTCGGATTGGTGCGGGTTGTGTGAAAAGGCGGCCTTCAAAACGAAGACAGAGGCGCGCAGCTATATCGGTCTGTTGCTCTCGAAGCGCGGCCGGTTGGCAGGCCCAAAGGATTTCCTGATCGTTCCCTATCGATGCCCGCACAAGAAAGGCTGGCACATCGGACACGATCCGGTCGTTAAGAAACTCTTGGAGAGAAGGAAGCGATGACGGAACAGCAGGTAAGAGTCGATTCGCTGCTCACGGTGGCGAAACAGCAGCTCGACCAGGTGGCGGCCACGATCGAAGTGCTCCTTGCGCTCAATCGCGGCAATGATCTGGCTTCCTATTGCGAGATCTCGAACCGGGGAGCCGTCTCGCTTGAGGCAACCTGCAGCGCCCTCCTCAGCGCTCACAACGTTTGCCGTTCCGTCGCGATCGGCCGCTTGATGGCAGCACAGAAGGGAGGGCTGATTCATTGATGAGCCAGACATCTCTCTTTCCCGAATCCACAGAGAAGCGCATTCAGCGCATTGATGGCCTGATCCTGCACCTGATCTGCGGCGGCTCCGGTGGCCCATTGAATCTCCAGATCAGAGATGACGAGAAGGCTGTCCTGGAATGTCTCCGATTTCGTCGCGGCCTTAAGAACGCGTTGACGATCCGCGAGATTCAGCTGCGCACAAAGCTCGACGCGCGTGTCATTAAGCAGGCTGTCCGTACTTTGCGTCTGACTTTCCGGCTCCCGATCGGCTCCTGGAAACACGCCGACAAGGGTGGCTACTTCCTGATCGTCGATGACGAAGATCTCGCGGCCTGGGTGAAAGACGTGCTCGACCAGGTCCGCGCCGAGATCGGTGTGTTGAGGGCGGCCGCGGGGCACCAGGCCAGCCTGGAACTCCTCGGCCAGCTGCAGATGGAAGTGCAGCAGGAAAACGAGGCCAGCCATGGGTAACCTCCGCGGTCATGCCTTTCATGTCGCGGCCGATGGGAGCGGTATGGATATTCGCGAGATTGCGAAACGCTTGGGAGTTAGCCATGGAACGGTTTGGTTTGATCTGCAGTCGGCGTTTTCCAAGCTTCGTCGATATCCGGGATTTATGGATGCGCTTCAGGAATTGGCGCGAATCAACAAACAGGCGAGACAGACGAGGGACTCCCAATATGCCGACTGAGCGTGTTCCCCTTGGCGACATCCTGATCCTCCGCAGCGGCCTGCAGGACATCAGCTGCGATACGGAGAACCTGGCAGCCAAGCGCAAGCAGGCCCGGATGCTGATGGAGTGCCTTGATGAGCTCATCGAGCGGCGCGAGAAGGACGCCGGCAATGGTTGATCCCAGCACGCGCGAGGAGTGGCAGGAGGCCGTGAACGCAGCCGATTTCCTGTTGAGGCTCGAGTCGGCTCGTCTGTACGGCCTGATTGAAGGCGGGCCAGTGCCAGACATTGAGAGATGCGAAGACATCATCCAGCGCGGCAAGGTTCTCGGGGTTGTTCCGCAATTAGAGGAGGAATAAGAGATGAAAGCTGTATCGCCGGTTTCGGAGCCTTTCTTTGAACCGAAGTTCGATGTTGCGCCGTTGCGATTCCAGGCACAGGGAAAAGAGATGATGTTCGTCCATGCCGACACCAAACACGAGCTTGCCGGATGGATTCTCTATCGGCATCCCGATGGTCAATGGGTGACCCTGCGCAAGGCGACGTCAGCCGACATTGCAGAAATGAGCGCGGCCGTGAGCGCTGCACACCACAGAGGCCGCAGATGACCGAAGCAACCAAGCGCAGGGTAGAAAACATGCTTCAAACGGTGCGAGCGATCAGCGATGGGCTGATCGTCCTCGCGATCACGCCGGATCAGGTTCTTTGGAGTGTTGATCACCGCCTCACGATTGCCGATCTCCATGGACTGCTCCAGGAGAACGTGAAGGAGATCTGCGCTCGCATCGCCCGCGAAAGAGCGGAGCAAGTTAACGGGAGACCGACTCGATGAACGCGGAACAGGCGAAGTCGCTCTTCAAATTCGTGCTGATGTTCACCGTCGCCGGCGTGGTGATCTTTGCGGGAATACTCGCAGCCAACGGCATGGCCGACGCAGATTGGTTCACCTGGAGGAAATAGCAATGAGTATACCTAAGAGGCACATCCTGATCGTCGATTCGGATCCTGACCGCACCTGCGAGCTGAGGTTCCTGCTGAGAACCTGGATAACTTTTGCGGTTGACGTTGTGGACTGCCCGGCCGGCTTGCTCGCGATCGACGCCACCTGGCCAGAGCTGGTGATCGCCGACGCTTCCTTTCCACAGCTGGCGGAGCTGCTCCCGGAAATGCATTCCCGGTTTCCTTTCGCGCGCATCCTCGTGCTCGCCGCTACTGAATTCCAAACGACCAACCTGATCGCCGACGGCTATCTCAGCGGCATTTACTCGAAGCATGAACTCCGTGATCGCGTCATCTTCATGCTTCGCCGTAAGCGCGGTCCAAAGAAGCCCGTGGTCTCAGCCAGGCCTGAGATCGAGGCGGCGCGGAGGTTGGCATGAAGCCCCTGGAACAAGCTGTCGAAGACTTCCGCACGGAATATCTGCTCAAGGCAGTGTTCGAGGCAAAGGGGCATTTCCAGCGCGCGGCGGCCGCGGCTGGCATTCACCGCAACACGATGACCCGGATCCTTCACAAAGCAGGCTACAGTCATCGGCGCGTGAGGCGGATGCTGCGCACGCATGAAGCGGTGAATGCGCCGAAGCCTGTGCAATCGGCCCGCCCCGAGTGTATCCAGCCGCGGAGGATCGCATGAGCGCCGGATCGGAACGTCGCAGTGATCTCCTCGCACTATCTCCGTTAACGATGGTCGATCGCATCATCGAGCTCGAAGACGGGAATGAACTCGCCCACAAACTCGCTGAGGAATCGGCCAAGAGCTTGCTCGAATGTTCCCTGCTGAGCTGGAAAGACGCTCAGGGAGGAGGTTCCTGGCTGGATCTTCGCAGCGGATATAGGAACGAGGACTACCAGTTCTTCATCGACCGCGCGGTGCGCTATCTCGAAAGTGAAGGCATCCTGAAGCGTTTCTCTACTGATCCCGAAATGATCGGCTGGGATGAGATGGATGAGGACGAGGTAGACGCATGAATGCAGCCACGATTATTCAGCGCCCCTGCAAATGCGGATGCGGCACGACCTTCACGCCACACCCGAAGCAACCTGGCCGGGAATACATCTATGGCCACAAACCGCGGTTCGATGCGCCGATTGTTCCGAGCAACGTCATCCGCACGAAGTTTGGGGGCCGAACGGAAGATGAGCGGAAAAGGCTCGATTACAAGCTCGCCCTGATGACGGCGCGCCAGGAATTATCCGAGGTCGCGAAACAGATTGACTTGGCCGATGACCGAATCGCCGACATTCGCTCGGATCTAAAGGCGTGCGAAGCGCACAAAGAGGCGCTCACAGACCGGCATCTGACCATCGACTCGACCATCATGGCTCTCGAAGCGCTGATCGAGGGCAAGAGCCTGGCGCGCGAAGTTGCGGCGCTCACGACCATAGAAGGAGAAGCAATTTGAAAGTCCCCTGCGTTCAATGCAATACGCCCATCGAGATCGGAGAAATCTCGCGGCCGCAGATCTTCAACGCGCCGGCCGCGACAGTGCTCCTCGTGGAACATCCGAAGCGTGCCTTCTGTCTGGAATGCAAGATGGATGTCGCCATCACCGTGCTTGGGGTGCAGCAGATCCAGATGCGCCTGGGCGCGGTGCCGATTCCCAAGCAGGAAGCACCGTCACCCATCATTCCAGCCACCGCGATGCCAAAGATCCATCGGGGATAAGAGATGCGCGCGATCGATGTTTACAGCGGCTCGGACGGCGAACTGACTCGGCGGTATTATGCCGAGCTGCAGACCCGCGGCCGCATCGGCACGATCGCAATGAATCTGTTTCGCGCGCAGAAGTGTTCCGAACGAGCGAAGGTCTACCGCGGCGGCCTTCGCGGCCAGGGCAGCTTTCGAAACATGGCCTATGAGCGCAAAGGCTATTCGCTGCAGATGTTATCAATGAACCTCCAGGAGCTCCGTGGGGATGACAAGATCAGGATTCCCTTTGGCTGGAAGCGAGATCTGAACGTGATCCTGGGCGGCGATGATTCCTGGGTTCTCTATATTGATCTGCCCATTGGCCAGGTCAGCTTTCATTCCCCGATCCGCTATGTGGGTTCGGATTATGACGGCGACTGGGATCGCCAGCGTGCCAGCGCAGAGCGCATCCTGGCCTTCTGCGATGCGGTGATGGCAGGCACACCCGTACCTGCACTGATGGAAATGGAAGTCATCCAGACCGAGCCGGTTGAACCCTGCAGCTGTGCTCAGCAGATCTATCGAAACAACCTTGATGGCACAAGAGATTTCGGGATGCGAGGAAAGCCCCGCTGCCGTAAATGCCGCGGGAGTGGTCTGATTCGTCGCTGCTCGGATTGCGAAGGCGCCGGCATCAAGGATTCGCGCGTATGCAGGAAGTGCGGCGGATCCGGGAGCGTGCCGGCATGAACGCTTTGTTTTTCAACTTTTCTGAGGGCCATTCCGTTGACCGCGAAAGCAGTAAAGCCCACCCATCAAAGGCAGTGTCAGTTGCCAGGTTGTCGCAACCTGGTCGAAGGGCATGCGAGGTTCTGCAGCGCGCGCTGTCGCACAGCCGACTGGAAAGCACGCCATCCAAACAACGACGTTTGCCCCCGGTGCGGACAAAAGGTCCAGCGGAAGCGCGGCCGTCCGAAGGGCAGCAAGGGGAAAACACGCAATGGAAAAGCTGATCAACAAAAAGCAGATGCAGCGCCTGCAGGTTCTCTATAGCCAGCTCGCACGCCACACCGACCAGGGCGCCGATCGCGAGTCCAGGATGCGCTGGGCCTCGGAGCTGCTTGGGCGGCCGATCGAGAGCTTCAAGGCGCTCACGATGAATGATGGGCGGCATCTGATCGATACGCTGCAGGGCCAGCTCGGCGTGAAGGTGCCGGCCAGGAATCGGCTCAAAGGAGAGGCCGCACATCGCGCCGGAACCGACGGGCGCCGCGGCTCACCTTATGGCGATCGGCCGCAAATGGTCTCGCCGGCGGATCTCGAAGCGATCACTAGCTACTACATGCGCCTGGGCTGGACCCGTGAGCAGTTCGACGCCTGGCTTTCATCCTCCAGGTCGCCGCTTTCGAATCGTGCGCACCCGACGATCGCAACGCTGGCCGATGCCAACCGCGTGCGCTGGGCGCTCAAGGGCATGCTGCAGAATCGAGGACTTTGGGAGGACAGGGTAGCGTGATCGATCCGGAGCTTCTGGAAAGAAAACGGCGCGAGATCCTTTCGTGTGCTGAAAGCGAGCTACGAGTCTCGCCCGCGCTGAACAGGCTCAGCGATGAATATCGGTGGTTCGCGGAGCATGTTTCGCCGGAATGGCGTTCGCTCTGTTTCGACATCAAGGTGGAAGTCGAAGTGATCGACACGAAGCAAAACGGAATGACCTTTGTTCTGCCTGGAGAGGAGGGACCTGGTCGATGGCACTGGTTGAAACGCGCGTTGAAACGGTTGTTCGGATGGGTGTAAGGCGCCGGAAGTTCCGGCCGCCTGAGCAGCTGCTACTCCCCTGGAGTCCGCAGCACACCATTAGTGTGACTCATGCGGCTGAGATCCTCGACACCTCTATCAATACCATTCATCGGCTCATCGAAGACGGATCGATCAAGGCCTACAAGGTCCGCCAAAAGAAAACCTCTCCCTGGCGCGTCAACTATGACTCGCTCCTCGAATACATTGAGGAGCTGCATAAGATCCACGGTCTGGAAAAGAGGTTCGACGGATGAGAGTTGGAAAAACAACGATGGAGAAGCCCTGCCCGAAATGCGGCGCCAAGCCAGGCCAGCAATGCCGCAATCTCAGTTCCCGAGGCTGGCAGTCATGGGTTCCAGTCTTCCATAGAGAGCGGCGCAATTCATGAGCGAGCCTGTGTTCCAAATGACTTCGGAGATTGAGGCTCAGCTTCGTTTTTCGAAGCGCGGTTCCTGTGGCGCACCTGGCTGCACCGATCCACACTGCTGCTGTTCGCTCTGTGGCGAGCCGATCGGGATCGTGGAATGCGATCCACACTATGACACCTGCGAAGGTTGCGAGCGGTGCGGAGAGACTCCGATCTGCCTTTTTCGCGGTGAGGGCAGTGACACGGAGCAGGCCCAACTCCACAACAAGTGTTTCGGCGCGCTGCTCAATATCAAGGTGGGTCTATGATGAGAACGAAGGTTCTTCCAGTCCTGCTTCTCGTTCTCGCATTGCTACTTTGGTTTTGGGCGATGACGCATTTGCCGCCCCGCAAATCGTTCTCCGAATCGATTCCTCTTTCCGACGGGTGGCCCGGTTACAGCGGCAAAACTTTGGCTGGGTAACTCGCTCCATATGAAGATGGATTCTGATGGAATGGCATAAGTCGATCTAAGTTGAAGGTTTATATGCGAGATGAAGTTACCAAACAACTTAGCGAGCTATATCCTCGAGCCGAGCCTGAGACGATCGTCACACTCAAAGCCATCGCACATTGTTCCACTTCTCGGATGGCCAAACCGGCCAGCCAGGCGGACCCGGTTTTCAAGGAGCCTTATGCACCGGGTGATGAGTTCCAGGTCCCCTTCAGTGAGGCGATGCGGCTGGTCGCTTTAAGGGTCGCCTCGGTCGTGACTCCGGACCTGCCCAAGGCGGTTCTATGAAAGCCCATAGTTCCGTTGGATTTGCGGTCGATGACCCTCGGAAGTGTCCGGAAGCGAACAGTTCCGTTGGATTGGAAACTAGGCCTGACCCGCTCCAGGAACACGGTTACGCAGTTTTCCACAATTCAATCTCTGGCGTGGTTGGAACCACTTCCGCGACTTCCGTTGGATTGGTCCGCTAAGTTGTTGATTATTCGTTCTGCCGCCCCCAAATCCAACGGAAGTGGCGCCAAGAGGTGACAAATAATTCCGGTAATCCAGCCCCCTGTTTTGCCTGTGGGAAAGCTGGTCTCACCCCCGTCAAATCCGCGGATCGCCGCGAATGGTCGCTGATCACCACGAGTGACATTTAATTCTGGGAATCACACGTGGAGAGAAAGTGGATTCAATTCCATTGTGCGCCGGGAGGGGATAATTACTTGCAAAATGGCTGGGAGTTTTTGGCGAATGGAATGAGAGG